TCGGTATGGATCCATCACTTATCATCATATTCTTAGCAGCAGGAATAGGTGAACCGGCTTCAATCCGACCAAACTCATGTTCTAAAAATACGTATGAACCATTATAATCCTTGTTAACTTTTCTCTTAACTGTCGGTACTAATATAATCTTAGCACCATAAGTAATATCATCAGTAGTATTTGATATGGCAGCAAATAGAGCCGTATCATTATAAAAAGCAAAACCTCTTTTATTAGCTGAAATATTCTTCTCTGTGCCTTTTAGTTTACCCTGATTGCTAAATCCGCTTTCAAAGGCAGCATAGGCTCCAAGTTTTATATTTAAATCCGATACCACAGGCAATGGATCGCCGGCTAATGCCGTGCTACTTGTAAGTAAGCCTGCTAATAAAACAACTGATGCTTTTTTTATTACCATATCTTTCCTCTTATATTCATTACTCTTAATTTTCTAAAAATACAGATGGATTATAACATACAATCCCTTACCTCTAAACTAAAAAAGTACGAGAAAATCAAGATTAAAAAGGAGTGTGTTATAATTATTTTAAGTAAAGGAAATAGTTAACGCATATGAAGCGTAAGTCCGATCATATAAATTCGTCTCTGCTTGATCCTGCTTTAATGTCTACATTCGAGCAGAGTTACTTGGATGAATTATTTAAAGTACAGGAGCAAGTAGCAAGTAGCGAGGGCTCTTTATATGAATTCTTTAAATCGAGCTGGCCTTATATTGAGGGTAATATGCCTTATGTTGATAGCTGGCATATAAGGGCAATAGCTGAGCATCTAGAGGCAGTTTACGCGCGGCAAATAAAGAAGCTGATTATTAATGTTCCTCCTCGAACTGGTAAAACCAATTTAATATCGGTAGCTTTTCCTGCATGGGTGTGGATACATAACCCTAGTGAGCGGTTTTTAACTGTATCCTGCGTTAATTCCTTAAGCCTTGAGCATGCACAGAAAAACAGATCATTACTCGAAAGTAACTGGTATCAGGATAATTGGGGATATAGATTCCCTCTTCTAAAAGACCAGAACGTTAAAAGCTTTTTCCAGAATACTAAAACAGGATATAGGCAATCAACAAGCGTAGTATCTAAAACTGTCGGTAAAGGCGGTTCAATCATTATTATTGATGACCCTAACGACCCAGGGGACTTATCTGAAATCAAAAGAGAGAACGTAATTAACTGGTGGACGCAAAGAATGTCTACCCGTTCAAATAACCCAGCTAATGACTGCCGAATAGTTGTCCAGCAAAGAACGCACGAGAATGATTTAACCGGTTATATCAGAAAGAATGACAGCGAGGGTGACTGGGTGGAGTTAGTGCTGCCGCTAGAATTTGAAGAAAAGCGCAAGTGTATTACAGTTCCTCTTGGCATAGATCAGGTTATTTGGGAAGACCCAAGAAACAAAGAAGGAGAGGTGCTAAGTAGCTTACGCTTTGGCGAGAAGCAGGTAAGTGAGTTAAAAAAGTTACTCGGCTCTTACGGTTATGCGGGGCAATGCCAGCAAAGGCCTTCCCCTATCGGCGGTGGAATAATCAAGAAAAAATGGTTTAAGTTCTGGACTAGCCCGATTAAGCCTAAATTTGATTACATATTGCAAAGCTGGGATACGGCAATTTCCGATGAACCGAGTGCGGCATATTCTGCCTGTACTACGTGGGGAGTTTGGGGCGAAAAATCCGAGGATGAGCTATTTAGGATGATGCTACTCTCTAGTTGGCGGGGTCGTGTAGGATATCCGGAGCTCCGAAGCAAGGCTCAGCGCTTAGCCAAAGATTATAAGGATATAGGTGAGCATAAGAACCCAATGCCGGCTCAAAGAACTGTTGATTGTTGTTTAATAGAAGCAAAGGCAACGGGTGATCCATTAATTCGGGATTTAAGGCTTGGAGGAGTTCCTGCTATAGGGTATGTGCCAAAAGGCGATAAGGGGGCAAGAGTACAGAGAGCAGCACCTCTTATTGAGTGCGGGCTTGTGTACTTACCGACTGAAGAGAAAAACCCTGAAAGACTAACTCCTATGGCCGAGGAGTTTTTAGAAACAGTGATAACTTTTCCAAACGGGGAGTCAAAGGATTTAGTTGATTCGATGACGCAAACAATTTTATACCTCCGAGACTTTGATACTTTAATTCATACAAGTGATGTTAAGGAAGATGAGATCGTTACTAAACACAAGAAATTATACTAATGGCAACAAGAAGGAAGCAAAAAGGAAAGACTAATCTTGATTTATCGGTGTCCAAGAGTTTTGAGCCTGATTCTCTAAACTTTGCTCAAGAAATGCCGATGGAAGAACAAATCCTAGCACAAGAAACAGGTAGTTTAGATGAACCAGTTTTACCAGAAGAAGAAGCACTTATTTCCCTAGAAGATCAAATCTTATCACGTATAGATAACGAAGCGAAAGAATTAGCACCTCCGGATGCTACCTTTAATAGTAATTTTGCGGATGATATACCGGAAAGCGTCAGAGATAAAATCGCTGCTTACTTGGAAGAGGTAACAGAAAAAGATACCAAAAACCGTGCGCCCTGGCTTGATATAATTGAAAAGGCTAAAAATCTGCTTGGCTTTAAAATTGAGGAAATACAAGATGGAGATGTTGCAAACATCCGTAAATCCAATTCTTCCATCGGAAATAGCGCTCAGGTTAAAACTTACGATACTACCTTTTCAAGTAGCGTGCTTCGGCTATGGGCAACGCTTCGCTCCGAATTATTACCCGCTACCGGCCCTGTAGGATTTAGAACTGATGTAAGCGTGGATCAGGACTACGAATTAAAAGGCGAAATGGTTAGGGATATTTTAAACGAGTATTTAACTGTTGAAGATAAAGGTTTTTATCCCGATTACGATCGGTTCTTATTGTATCTGATTCTTTATGGGTGTGTATTCCGTAAAATCTACTACGATCCTATTACAGGTAAGCCCTTGAGCCGGTTTATCATGCCTGAGGACTTTTTATTTGATAATAACTGCTCAAGTATTACCGAATCAAATCGTCTGACCCATATTAGGTATCTCTCAAAAAGGGAAATCCTCTTTAATATGAATAGCGGGATATTTTTAAAGGTTGATCTTGATTACCTAGATAATGTAGGCAGCAGCGAGGGCGAAGAAGAAAAGGATAAAAATGAGCAAAAACAGGTTGATCCGACCGGCTCCCGTTTTCCTTTTTATGAGACGCACGAATATCTGGTTTTGAATGATTTTTTTGACAATAACAATGCATCTGAAGACTATAGTATCCCACTACCTTACGTTATTACCAGATGCGGCAGCAGTAATCAGATCGTATCACTTACGCCGAACTGGGATGAAAACGATCCAACCAAAACAAGGATTAACTGCTTCATTCATTATAATTTATTCCCCGGGTTTGATGTTTTTGGACTGGGGCTTGCTCAAATACTTGGCTCTAATTCAAAGAGTTTAACTTCCATGCAGCAAATGGCGATTGACGCAGCTATTTTCCAGAATTTCCCGGGAGGGATGAAGGCTAAGGGAATAAAAACTACTAATAATGACTTGAATATATTACCCGGTCAATTCGTAACTGTTGAAACCGGTAATTTGTCCTTGCGTGATTCAATTATGCCGCTTCCTTATAACGGACCTTCTCCAGCTTTGCTTGAATATATTAACCGGATAACTGCTCAGACACAGGAGCTAGCGTCCGCAACAGAGATGGGACTTACTGAAAATAATCAGAATACGCCTGTCGGTACTACGATTGCCTTGCTTGAAGTATCTAATCGGATGCAATCGGCAATAATGAGAACAGTCCATAGTAGCTTTAGCACCGAGCTACAGCTCTTTTATAAAATGTTCAATCTTAGCACGCTACCTTTAGATAAAGAAAGTTTGAAGGTTATACCCGTATCTGATCCGTCTGTTGAGTCTTCTACGCAGAGAATAATCAAGGCAGAGAGTATTTTAAAGTTAGCTAGCAGTAGCCCTGAGCTACATAACATGCGAGAAGTATATTTAAAAGTATATCAAGCCCTAGGGATTAAGGACATTGATAAGATATTGTTACCTGAAGCAGCGCCGGAGCAGCAGCAGGAGCAACCAATAGACCCGGCATTACAGGTACAGATTGCCGATATTGAGCAGCGAAAACTTGAAGTAGAGTCCAAAGAACGGCTAGCTCACTTAAATATTGAAGCTGACGGCTATAAGACGCAAATGAGTATCGAGCTTGATAAGGAAAAACTGGAACAAGAGAAGTATTTAGCTGAATTAAAAGTTAATGAACAACAACAACTTGCCGAGCAGAAATATCAAATTGAACTTTTAAAACTCCAGTTAAACGAGAAAGAAAAAGTAATAGATACGTTAACCAAGGAACAGGAAATCAATAGTAAGAACGAGCTTGAATTACTAAAGCTGGAATACAAAGCAAAGGAAGCTGAGTTAAAGGCACAAGTAGAAGCTCTAAGATCAGAACTATCATCCACACCAGAAAAAGAGGAAGTCATTTATGGATAGACAAAAAAGAGAAATAGCACTTCGCAAAATGCAGGAAAGAGCTAAAGAGCGAAGCGAAAGCTGTAATAAATATGCTGCCGGTGGCGCTGCTAAAATTAGAAAAGACGTAGCTACAAAAAGCGGTAGGGTAGTAAAACCTAGAAATATGGGGAGGAGCGGTAAATGAACCGAAATAACATTTATAGCCGAGGCTCTTTTACCTCCGGCTTTATAGGAAGTATTGAGTCTGAGATTGATAGATACAGGCGTATTTTAAGTCATCCAAAATCAATTTCTACGCTAGAGGATTACAAATATCATGTGGGATTAATTGAGGGACTTGAGAGTTCCCTTGAACTCTTTAACAGGCACATAATAGAGGTAAATAACAATGATTAACCATCAAATAAACAATTACAAACCGGAAGATTTTAAAACCAAAGGAATTGATCTGGAAGCTTTTAATAAGGAAGCAATGATAGAAAGATTTAAAGAGGTGTCAGTTACCGGAATCAATGTATTAATTCTTATTTACAAACCTCCGCTAGAGGAGGTTACAAGAGGAGGAATTATAAAACCGCCAAGCGCCGTCCAAGATGATCTGGAATATAACTCAATGGTCGGAATGGTATTAAAGCTTGGTCCTGATAGTTATAAGGGTGATCAGTTTCCAAGCGGTCCTTACGTCAAAGCTGGAGACTGGGTCATATTCCCCCGTGGTTCATCATTGCAGTCAAAATATGAGGGTGAGCCGATCATTATGGTAGAGGATTTTAAAATCAAGCTACTAGTTGATAATCCATCAAAAGTATCAAGGTAAGAATATGTTTAAAATAGATATTGAAAATACAACCGATTTAAACGCTGCTATTCCTCCTTTAAAAGAAGCGACTGAAAATAAAGATTCAAAGAATGAAGCTAGCGAGGCAGAAGTAGAAAATAAAGACTTGGGGGAAGATACTCAAGGTGATAGTAGCGATGATAAAACCAATATTCCCGAGGATACCACAAAGCTAGAGGAAAAGCCTACTAAAACCTCTACTCCTGATAAAGATAAGGAAAAATACTGGTCTAAATTAAAAAAAGAACGTGAAGAAAAGGTAAAGCTTGCTGAGCAATTAGAACAGTTACAGCAAGAAAAACTACAAATAGAACAAATGCTCAGCCAAGCTATTAATACCGGTTCTACCCATTATAAGAACAATGTTGCCAGCGAACTTGAAATGGCTCAGGCACGGCTTCAATTAGCACTGGAAAACGGGGATGCTGCTGGAGTTAGCAGAGCTACTGCGGATATTTCAAAGGCGACCCATGCCTTAAATGAGGCATCTAGAATAGCCACTTTTCCTAAAGAAGAATACTCACAAGAGCATCTAAATCAGGTTCGAGCTAGGGAATATGAAGATAGGTTATATAGCTGGCTTGAAAGTAATCCTGAAGTAGATAGAAACGCCCCTGAGTATGATGAGAAGCTAGCGGCCTCAGTATTATCCTTTATTACTAAACTGGATCGTAAATACCAGACCGGAGGAAAGGAACATCTAATAGGCTCTGGTAGTTATTACGGCATGATTGATGAGTATATTGATAATTTAAAAGCACAGGATACGGCTAGTCCTCCTGCCAAACATTTTGGAGCAGTTCGCAGTCGTGCGCCACAAGAATCAATACCTGATCCAAAAACAAGGGAATTAAGCGATAGAGAGAAAAAGGCAGCTCTTGCTTTTGGTATGTCTTACGAGAGGTACCGGGAGCTTCTAGATCAACGTAACAAAGAAATGAGGTCAAAAAATGGCAATTAAATATAAACAAGACAAAAATAATGAATTTCTATCTATTGATAGAGATATCAGGGAGCATGAACTTGAAGGAAGTGATTTTGATTTAATGTTCACTGATTCAACCTGTCCTTTTAAAGCTTTAATTGATGAGATAAAACAACCGGGCGAGGAATATTACTTTGCCTTTAATAGCCCTGAACGTATTAATAGGTTACTGGCAAAGAAGTGGTATATCGTATCTCCTGATAGGCTTAAAAACAAACGTACTTATAGAGGAGACTTAAGATCGGAAAATGATTGTATTACTACCGGTGATACTATTGTTTTAGCACGTGATGAACGCTACGGGCTAAAAGAACAGCAATATTATGAACAAAAAGCCGTAAGAGTAATGCGAGATACTTTGCAAAAAGTACAGACCGATATCTACAATCCGGTCATGCCGTTTTCTGATAGAGCAATGTAGAAGAATATCATGTCATATTCTAAAATCATATTAAATAGCGATATTAAACTATCTTGGCCTTATCCCCGCACTGAAGGGGAGATTGCTAGTGACATTAATAATGTAATTTCTGAAAATGATGCGTATACAATTACTCTTCCCCCAAGTAATACTGTAGAAACCGGTACTACCTTGTTGTTTAATAATGTCGGGCAAAAAGACTTTACCCTCTTATATAACGATGGAACTCCGCTAACCAACGTAATTATTCCCGGGGAAGTAATACAGATATATCTCACTGAGAATCTAACCAGCACGGGAGTATGGCAGGTAATACCTTTTGGGGGTGGTAGCAGCGGTATAGTAAGCTTTTCTACGGAAAGCCAGAATAACAGTTTACAGATTACAAATTCAACTGTTATTCCTCCGACCGGTAACATCATTTTTAAGGTTGCCGATTCGTTAAATAATCTAAATAATCTAGCTACTCAAGTACAGAATGGGTTTTTAGTAATAACCGGTAATACTCCATTAAGTTTTGTAACTCGAAAGATAGGCGGTGGCTCTAATATAAATGTACAAAGCGGCGATGGGGAAACAAATGATGTAATTATTAATTTAGCCGATTCTCTAGTAGGATTATCCAGTATCAATGTAGGTAATCTCTTAATATCTGTAAATACTATTACCACGGCAAGCGGTGATCAGGACATTAACTTAGCTACTGTAGATGATGGAGTAATCAATTTAAATAGTACTCAAATTGATAATATCGGTAATATGACAATACCGGGGAAGATTATAAATCCTGCTACTGCTAAAGCTTATTGTTTCTTTTATGATAATAATGCCCCGAGCAATAATATTCAGATAGAGAGTAGTTTTAATATAGCATCGGTTAGCGGAGCAAACGGGTCTTATGTTGTGAAGTTTGCTACTCCTTTTCCTGATGGTAATTATTTAGTATTACCGGCATTAGCACGTGGAACGGAGGTCATAGCGCCGTTTCAGGTGTTCTTTAGGTCTAGATCTGCTACGGAATTTATTATTTTTACAACCGACACACTCGGTAATTTGCTTCCCGTACTTGATGGCGTATCCGTAGTGGTATTTGGTAATTAAAGGCTTGAAGATATATAAGCTAAATCTAAAAATAGTAGCACGATTTGCAAAAGTAACAGTCTTTTTGCTATAATATAATTAGGTAAAAAAAAGTCATGACTAGACTGTAAAAAGTTTCCGTCATTGCTAGACGTTAAAAGGCGTAGTTTGTAGCTAAATCTCTAAAAAAGCTACCTCTGTCATCGCAAGACACAAAAAGGCTAGTTTTGAAACTTATCTATAACAAAGTTTATCGTCATAACTAGACGTTAAAAGGTCTCCTGAGCTTGAATTAGCTTATCTTTTTTTAAATTTAAAATATTTACGTTTTTTAATAATTAACAATATATGAGGAAATTATGTCTAACGGCATTAATAGACCTTATGGTTTGGAAGTAGTTCAGTCTCAAATAGGAAACGGCGGAACACAAAAACTAGGTCAATACTTTATTTACGCATCCGCTGACGGCTTAACCACGCAGCCAAACAGTATTTTTCAAGGTGATCCCATTAAATTTGTAAGTGCCCCAGGCCTTGCTGTCATGGCAGGAACAATAGCACCACAAAAGTTATCAGCTCCAACAAACGGAACACAGGTACAAGCTGTTGCAACAGCAGACGCAGACGCTTTCCTTGGGGTGTTCATAAGCTGCGCTTATACTGATGCAAATACCGGTATACTTGTAGAGTCTGATTACTGGCCAGGCGGTAGAGCGGTAAAAGCCGGCACGCCTATTATTGCATATGTCAATGATGATCCAATGGCGGTATTCAGAGTGCAAGTATCAAGTTCTCTAGCAGCTGCAACAGGAATTACTTTTTTAGCAACCGGGCTTGGTCTTAATGCCAGTTTATCAGTGGCAGGAATAACCTTCACGGATGCTACTGCTATCGCAGGTGGTCAAAACCCCCGCAGCGGCAGTAATATATACGGCTCTGTTTACTATCTCGATGGCTCAACTTACTCAGCTACTACAGCGACCTTAGACGTAAAAATTATTGGAATTGATCCTGTAATTACCGGTAACGCAAATCCTACAGGATTAGTACCGGGAGTAAATATGCCATTTACCAACCTAATAGTTAAGTTTAACAAGCATATGTACGGATCAAGCGGCGTAGCAGGTCCAACAGCCGGAGCATAGGAGTATAAGGTTATGTCCATAATAACAAGCGGCAATATGCCGTCTCTTTTAAAGGAAGGATTATACCTACCGAAAGAGAAGAAAAAAACACCTGTTAAAGCAGGATCAGTAAAGAAAACTAAAAATAAAGGTAATTAATTATGTCTATTATAACAACCGGTGATATTCCAAGTCTGCTTTGGCCAGGTCTTTATGAGGTAAAATCTCAGTATGATCGGTTTAAGGGGGAATATACCAAAATCTATGAACAGGCTAATTCTGTCAAACATACTGAAAGGTTGGTTGATATTAGAGGAACAGGCTACGCTCTTGAGAAAACCCAAGGTGCTCCTATTAAAATGGATAGCATGGCTGAGCGGTTTATTTATGAATTTGTCCATCGGGAATTTGCCCTCGGTTTTCAGATTACTAATATTGCCATGGAAGATGATCTTTATGCCGATCAGTTCTTTAATGGTACTAAATCGCTTACTACTTCCTATGAACAAACCAGAGAAGTAGTAGCCATGAACCCTTTTAACCAGGCATTTAACGTAGCAGCGGCTCAAGCCAACGGACAACCTCTTTGCTCCGGTTCTCAGCCTTACGACGGAGGTGTTTATTCTAACAGAGTTGGGGCATATAACGGCGTTAATATTAATGTCGACTTTAGCGAGGCAGGCGTTGAGCAGGCAGTAATACTAGCTGGTAAAATGAAAGATCAAGCAGGACTACTAATTAATGCTCAAATTGAGAGATTGTTACTACCTCAAGACTTAATGTTCTCAGGTTGCAGGTTACTTGAGTCCGTATTTAGAACAGGAACGGCTAATAACG